TAGTTGATTAATATCTTCTGCATAAATAGTACCTGCCATTTTAGCCTTACCATAGATAGTAGTAAGTTCATTGAAGTCTTTTCCAGTTGCAGAAGATATGTTACCTAGTGTAGACATCTTCTCTGAAAGCTTGTCATTATCAACACCCATAGCTTTCATTGATGCACCTGCTTTAATAGCTTGCGCTTCGGTAAATGGTGTGACCATTGACCAATTTTTCATCTCTTCTATCTTTGCATTACCTGCATCTACACTACCGAAGAAAGTTTCATATCTCACACGGGTCTGTTCCATTTCCATTCCCATCGTAGCAAGCTTTTTAATACCTGCCGCAATTGCGAAACCTGCGAAAGCTTTGCCCATTAATCCAACCATACTACCGAGTCCACCAGTTGATTTAGTGGCGGTCTTGTTAGTTCTGTTTATCTTCTTTTCAAAACCCTCTACATTAGACCCTGCCTTGCTTAGTGGCGAAGAAAGTTGGTCTTTTAACTTTAAGGTGTATTCTACTAATTTTGACATCTAGTATTAATTTTATACACTTATAAAGTCTATTTATTGTACATGTTTATTTCAATTTTGACACAAAAAAAGGTGAAGTTAATCACCTATTTAATTGTTCCTTTTTGTTCTAAAACCCACTTCAATTCATACCATGTATTATAATATTCTTCTTCCTCTAAATCTTCTGGATTAATATGTAAATGATATCTAATGAGTGCGTTTACTTGTCTGATATAATCACCTTTTTTAATATGATGTGATTCATCGCTTAGTTTTTTTTTATAACTACATCATCTAAATCAGCTTGCTTTGAAGCCAATAATGAAGCACTAGCAAAAATATTTTCATCTATTGTTAAATCATCACCGCTTACAAAAGCTTCATGTATAATTATTTCACCTAAAACAAATCCGTCTGTAATACCCCTTGTGACTAATTTGAAAAGTTTCTTTTTAACAGCAACATCTATTTTAAAATAAGCCTTGAAATCACCCGATTCTATACCGAATCCAGCATCTAAATCTTTGGGAACTTTAATCAATTTAGCAGCATCAAAAGAAAACAAATCTTTGAACTGGGTACAAATTGAAAACAAAGCTTCATCATCTTCAATAATATTATCACCACCCACAAAATTTTCTTTAATATAATCTTCCGCTAAATCAAAATAATTATCATCTCCAACACTCGCAAAGATTTCTTTCTTCTTCTTTACGTTACCATTTTTAATATAACTTGTTAGCGATTTACCTGTTTTGTTTGTAATGTCAACTGTGAAAATATCACCATGTATTTTCTGTAATTCTTGTAATTCATTTTTCATCTATTTATATACTATTTTTTTATTACCTATATATATAAACAGAAATAGGGAATATGTTTTTACACACATTCCCTATCTATTTAAGTTATTTATTACTTAATTATTCCATTGTATCTCTGACATAATCAAGTCATATTCAACTTGAATACCTTCTGTATCTCCTTGTGCTACATCACGACCATTTCCAACAAATTCACAATTAATTAACTTGTCAGTTGCTGTGCCTGTTCCATCAGGTTTAGCGTAAGTAACTGTAATTGTAAAAGGTGGTATATCTGTTAAATTACCAGTATCCGAAGCTGCTTGAATTGCTAGTACTTCACTTAAATAAAGTTTTACTTTTCCTTCTGCTTCATATTTACCGTAACTTCTTGAAATAACCTTATCACCAGCACCCCAATTATTCATCTTTTCTTGTGAATCAGAGTAACTAATTGCAGTTATTCCGATTATCGGAATACCTGCAATTGTAGTTACCATTTTAGACCAAGAATATTCTATTCCATTTATCATTATACATTTTCTATTTTTTTTATTTAGTGAATCCTATATTAATTTCTATCATTCTAGCTACTGCTTTTGGTTGTAGTTTTAAAGTAATTTGTAGTTTAGAAGAAGCCAAAACATCTTGCTTTGGGTCAATCAAAACTTCATACTTAGATAACTCTTCATCAAAAATCATTGAATCTAATGCTTGTGAACAAAGCACTTCAAACTTCGCTATTGATGGCGCTGTTAACTGCCCATCTATTTGTTCAAGCGGAGACATCAACTCAGGTAATACTACATTCCTAGTATTAAGAATTGCCTTGTGAATTGTTCTTACATTTTCAATCGTAGAATAATCAGATGTAGCTATATCAGATGTTAGAGAATCAGTAAAGTAACTACCACCTATTCCAGTGTATTTTCTCGCTATCAAATAACCTTTGTCTTTAAGATTACCCAATGCTGTATCAGTTAAATTCTTAGTCAATTCACCAGTACAAAGTGCAGGTGATTCTAATTCTATTCCATTTGAAATATTGAATTTCTTAATCCATCCAATACATTCTGAAACTTTTGCAGAACTCAAAATACCTAGTGATAATCCTACACTTGGAATTGATTTACTTAGACTTGTAAAAAGTGTAAGTCCAACACCGCTACCTGATTGAACAAATACAGGTGTTACATAAGGCGCGGAAACTAATGCAGTGGGAATAGTTGTATAGTCCAACGCTGTATAGTCAGCACCGTAAAGAATTGAAACAGGTTTAAATTGATTATAAAGTTCTGTTGCAACACTATTTAAAGTTGTTATTTGTGCAACATCAAAAACCAAAGCATCAGCAAAGACACCGACTAACTTTACTTCACTATTTGAAAAGTTTACAACTGTTGTTACTTCTTCAAAATCATAAGCTGCTACTGGTACATCTGCAATTAAGATGTATAATTTTTGTTCACTATTACCACGGAAAAATTCATCTACTTGGTAATGTATCAAAGGAAATGATGCTGCAATTATTCCCAATTCTTCGGCTTGTCCTAGTGAAAAAACCGCTTTGATATTATCAGTTGTAGAAAATCCACTAGGTAATGTATCATTGTAAAAAACTAATGCACTAATTCCATCATTTGAAATATTTTGTTTACCAAGCCCATTTGTTGATTTATTAAATTTTAATTCATTTAAAGGCATATTTTTATATTATTTTTATATCTATTTTTTTGTAAAAAAGCCAACCAAAATTTCTCTGATTGGCTTTATTTAAGTATCTATTTAAAGTGATTTTAGACTGCTTGTCTTAGAACTACTACACCTCTATTATCTGTTCTAAGTCTTGAAAAGCCAGCCCATACGATAGCTGAAAAGATTGAACCGTAGTAACTAGGGTCATTCTCGTTATACATCACATCAGGAGTTTTTACAGCTTTTGCAACAAATGCAGGATGCCAAGCAACGCAAACTAAATGGTCGGTTGCAGCACCAGTATCACCATATGCTTTCAATGTTCCACCTGCTGATACTACACCTACATGATTTCTAATCATGATATCAAAACCAAATAGTCTTGCTATCATACCAGTCTCCAAAGTGTTTTTAGAAAACTCAGTATAACTAGCATTTAGTAAATCTGAATCAGACAATAGTTGATAAAACATGTCTACATTCATCATTAATTTTCTTCCGCTTTGTGGTACATTTTGTTTATCTAATTCCCTAGCCATTGACTTTATATCGTCAATTGAAACAGCTTTTCTGTTACCAGTTGCAGAAGGCGCAAGTGCCTCAGGAGAATCTAGACCAGTTGTAGTAATTGGAGTCAATCCGTTACAGTAAGCAAACAATGCTTCATTGCCGATAGTCTCAGTCAACGAATCAAAAGCTTCACCCATTATTGACCTTCGTTTATCGTAATTGATTTGAAAGTCTTCTAGATTGCTTACTAATACTGGATTAGTTGAATATTGATTTGTAGTATAAATCAAATCTAAATCCGTTCTTTGGTCAACAACCGCAGGCAATACAACCCTATCTTTTGTTGCACCTATAATTGAACCTGCTTGTGGTACGTGTACTGTTTGGTTTACTACATAACCATCATGATTTGTTACATTTGCTAAGAAACTAGCATTCATTTTTAGGTTTTCTTGAATATCTGATATCCATAATTCTTTATTTAATCCCATTCTAAATTTTATATTTTTTTCTATTTTTGTGGTAGAATATTTCATCCTACAACTCTATAAACAGAAATCTAAAATTTGTTTATTTGGGAATTAGACATAAAAAAAGCCCGTATTTCTACGGGCATTTACAACACTTCTAAGGAAGGTAAAATAGTATAATAAGCGTTGTTACTTAGGAAGGATAAACACCATATTCATCAAAATATAATTGATTATAATATTCTTTATTATTCTTGTAAATGTTTTCTACTTCATCACTATTTTCTTTTTCCATCTGTCTTAGAGAAACAGGTTTTTTATTTGATACTTCTGAAATACTATCAACTAATCCCATAACATCAACACCTTTTTGATTTACTATAATAGCATCCAAAGCTTTAACACCTCCATCAAAATCAATGCTTAAAAAATTCTTCCATGTATCTTTAATATCATCTGAAATCTTTCCATCATTTACCGCTGATTCTATAACCTTATCTTCTTTATCAGAAACTTCTTTATTCATTTTATCAGTAGCTTCTTTCTCTAATTCTTCAATTCTTTTAGCTAATTCCTGATTCTGTCTTTTTAAGATATCTAATTCTGATTCTTCTTCTTCAACAACCTCTTCTTCATCTTTAACAGATTCATCTTCATTCACTATTTCTTTAATAGTTTCATCAATAACTTCTTCTTTTGTTTCAATTGTTTCTTCAACAATCACTTCATCTTTAATTTCACTCTTATTATCCATTAGATTAATATTTATTTTTTGATAGATATTTAAAATATCTTCGTACCCGTATTCATTAATATTTTCAATTATTCTTTCTTTTACTTCAATCTCTTCATCAATAAAACCTGCATCTTTCGCTTCATCAGAAGTATAAAATGTTTCTTTCTTCATCAACTCATTTAATGAGATTTCTGTAATATTTGTTCTATTCTTAAATATATTTATTAGCGTATGATTGAATTTATCATTGATTGTAGTAGAACCACCAGTTGCTGAATGAATCATAAATAGACCCATTTTAGACATCTTTATAACATCACCTGTCATTGCAATTACACCTGCCATTGAAGCGGCTAGACCTGCAATTATAGTCGTAACAATTACATCTTTATCTTTATCTAGTATTGCATCAACAATATCATAACCTGATACAATACTACCACCACCCGAATTGATTCTAATTTCAATATCTTTAATATTATTCTTTACTAAGCTTCTAAATTCGTTTGCAAAGATGATTCCATCAGTATCTTTTCCAATGATACCTTTAATATACATTGTAGCTGAATCATCATTATTTATTGTAGTATACCTATATTCATTCATATCTATTTAAAGACATTTATGAATATTTGTTTATAGTACGTGGGAGAATGTAATATAACCCCTGTTAGATATTGGTTCATCAAATTTAGTTGAAGAACCAATATAAGTTAGAATCAATTGTGTAGATGATATATTAGAATACCATTGAACAATAAAATCGTTATGATTAAATAGTACGCTACCATCATCAGTATAAATGGTAATATTTAGTCCTCTTATTTTATTTTTATCAACACTTGTATTGATAGTAATTTCATAAAAAGTATTAGCCATTGGACTAAATGAACCAATATTAACAGTCTTATGATATAGGGTAGAAGCTTGATTTTGTAGCGTTGTAATATCGCTTTCAATTGCTACAATATCGCTTTCCGAGTTAGCTATTTTTACACTATTAGATGTTACATCAGCTTGAATTGTTGTTACATCAGCTTGAATTGTTGTTACATCACCTTCTATTGTTGTTATATCAGCTTCAACATTTTGTGTAATAACATCCTTCATCGTATTTGGTTGTGTAACACCGTTAAATAAAATAGTACCACCAACACCAGTAGATGTATCAGCAATTGCACTGATATCATTAATGACATCCTTTGTAAAACCATCTGCAAAAACACGTGATTCAGTCACAGTATTTTTTTGTATATAGGCAGGATATACACCCAAATAACCATTAAATTTTAAGACTTCACCATCAATATAAACATAACCAGAAGTGATAAAGATATCGTCAGCCACTATTGAAAATTGACATCCATTGATGACAAAATTACTACCAATACCTTCACAAATTGCTTCAATTCCATTCAATGATTCATCTTGTATCATCAAAAAATCTTCATTCGTAATTGGTATTCCACCAGTTGGCAAAGGATTAATAAACTTTCTACTCATTTCATATTATAATTTTTTATTTAGAAGGAAATCATTTCGAAATTTCTATCCACTCTTCTATATTGATTTACTGTTGATTCAATTAAATCTTTTATAGATTCTAATTGAATCGGGTAATACACCTTAAAATCAAATTCCTGTATATACTCCACCTCATTATGAAAATAAATTGCCATCGCTTCTACCTCATTGTGAAAATAAATTGATTTATTTTCTACTTCATTAAAGAAGTAATAGATAATTAAATCCTCAATACCTCCATCTACGTATATATCACTATATAATCTAAATGGATTATGTAGGTCATTTAAAAGCTTTGTAAATAAGACCACTTGTGAATTCCATTTAGCATTTCTTTCTGTTTCCTTGTAAAATGTAGTAACCAAATAATCATTCAAACTTTGTAATGGACTAACTAATATTTTCAAAAAAGACACAAGTTTAAACACTCGCTTATGAGGTGGTAATAAGTTTTGTGTAATATTTATAAAGTTTAATTTTCTCATAAAACAAATGGTATCATATTTAATGTATCTTCAATCTTAAAAGTATCTGTATCCTCGGTAACTACATACCCTGACTGTGTTTCATACTTTCGTTCCACAATTTGTGAACTTGTTACTAATTGACTAGACTCACGTGTTTTAAGAGTAGTAAAATCAACATCTCTTACACCTTCTGCTGATTGTATTGCATTTTCAATTTGTGATTTATAAATACTACCGCTAAAATCTAAATTTTGAAAATACTCGTTAATCTTCTCAATGATAGAAGCTTTTACAATATCGGGAAGTATGGACGTATCATAATATATATCCGCTATAATTTGAACCCTATCAGCATCAAAAGAACTTACTAACAGTTTACTACCAGCCATTTTAATCTCATTCAAGTAACCTTTTAAACCATTTATTTCATCCAAATTCAATTTTTCCAGAGTATTATCTATACCATCTTTTGCCACTTTTATAAGTACATTTCTATTGATTGTATTTTCCTTAATAGAACATCTAGAAATTATCTGTGAAGTGTCATCTATTGTTTCATAAACTATTACATCATCAATAATAGATAGTGTGCTACCATATTGAAATTCTAAAACTTTCTTCTGTAACCATCTAGCAGTTCCCACTGTTGATGAATCAATTATCTCTTCTAAATCAACTTTAAATAATTCCCATGTTCTTTCATGGAAATGTGTAGCAACTGCGATAACGTATGAAAAGAGTCTATATATAGCAGTTTGAGAAGAAGAGTTTAAATTTATAAGTCCATCTTCTGCATTCTTAGCATCTAATATTTGTGTGTGAATTTCTTGAACCGAACGTGCCATAAATAAGTATTTTATTACTTATATAAAGCAGTATATAAATCTGTGTTTATTCTGTTTCGGTTGTTAAATCTAAGTCTAATAATATATCATCACCTGCATCTTTATCCACAACGTAATCAACAAAATGCAATTCAAATGTTAGAATTGAAACGATTACATTATCATAATCTGAATCAACTTCTTGACTTACTTTTAAAAGAGGTTCAAAATTGATTCCATCAGAATATTTATCAAGTAAATTATTTACCTCTTCTTCTAAATCATAAAGCTTTTCACCATCATCAAAATCTTCTGTAACAATATGAATGTTCAAATCTGCTATTCCTTTGTGATATTTAACCGACCTAAAAGTATATTCTATATTAGAAATCTCAATCAATATAGAAGGTAAATAAAGTGTTGATTTACCAGTTGAAAGCCTAGATACTTGATTGTTATATCTCCTTATATCATTAACATTAATATTAGTGGATATCAATGATTTTATACTGGTAAATACTTCTTTCATAACTTAAATAAACTATCTATTTTTTCTTCTATAATATTTTCAATTTGTTTATCAAGTTTAACCGATTCATAAAACATTTCTCTTTTGTCAATTGTAGTAGTACCTTCTTGATGATAAATTGCATAATCAGAATCCATTCTTATCTTAACTTTTGAAGAAGAAGATGCCTTTACTTTCATACTATCCCTCATCGTACCAGACTTAACTAATATCTTTGTATTATACTTACCCTTTCTTTCTTTCCATTTCTGAAAACCACTCTTTTCTGTACCTTCTTTCTTGAATTGTAGTCTAAAAAATAAAAGAGTATGTTGACCCATATCTTTTGTCAACTTCTTTTTGAAGCTTCTATTGAGTTTGCTAATTAGTCCATCAAATTTAAATTTATTCTTCTGTATCACATATTTATAAAGACTAAGTATGTGATTTGTTTAATTGAAATTAAATGGTTCTAAACCAATCTCAATTAACTTCTTATCATATGTATGGGCTGCTTCTACTTCATCTTTATAGCATCCCAAATGTAATTGGCTACCTTTAATTGTTATTTGTACTTGCCACTTTCCGTTCCGTACATTCCAACAAACACCCTTGTATATACTGGAAGATTTTTTATCTGAATTATTGTATATTCTTTTTATCTCTTTAACTATCTCTATATTCTCAACACTATTGTTTGTCTTAACCAAATCTCTATGTTTTACTAATCTATTATCACCGTCTATTTTGTGACTTAAAAAAGTATTCGCTACCAGTTGATGAATATAAAAGGACTTCTTTCTTCCATTTTTATTCAATGTGAAAACATAATAATCAAAGAGTGTTACATGTATTTTACAAGCTTCAATAACACCTTTCTTGAATACTCTAAGATTACCTAAATTTGATATTTCATAATTTTCAAACTCTTTAATTTCTTTCCATACTTCCATATAATATATATCATCTGAAAATCAAAAAGTTTTACCACCGCTTCTTTTCTTTTGCCGAAACTTCCGCATATTCATTTAATAGTTTTTGTGTTTCGGTTGGTATATCTTTAAAGTAATTATGATTTTCTCCAAATATTTTCTGTTCTTTCCCTGCATTAAAATTGAACTTAGAAGAATATGTTTCAATATTTTTTTTCTTAGTTATACCAATCTTTTCAGCTTGCTTTTTAGTTAATTGTCTAACTGTGCATCTACAATTAAAACCGTTCACAGGAAAATTTGTATTCCAAAATGAATGAGATACAGGTAAGACTAAACCGTTAAATTCTTGATGTTCTTGTCTAACCTTATTATCATCCCTTGTAATATATTGTAGATATGGATAACGCTTCTTCTGCCTGTCAATCTTATTCCAATAAGCTGTTAATTTAGCTTGTTCGGTGACTGTATTAAATTCAGCTTTCAACCAATTTCTATTATAATTAACAGAAATTTTTAAAGCTGCTTTTTCAAATTCTTTGTAGGCTATTATCTTACCATTCTTAGTAAGTAGTGAAGCAATTTCTTTTTGTTCATTATGATTCTTAAATAGAGAAAATATATTAACATTCTTCTGTAATGCAAATAGAACTTCTTTATCATTTGAATACTTTTGAATGAAATTCTTTTTCAAATTCTTATTCAAATAATCAAATGTTTTTACTACTAATTCATCGTTAAAAAGTTCAACCGTCTTACCTTTTAAATCATAAATATTTTTGTACCACCTTTTCAATGAAGAAA